CATCAAAATCTCCTTCGTTGAGTTTCTTAAGCGCGTCACTTTCTCCGAATCTACCAGATCCGACATTGTACATAAGAGATTGTACAGCCGATTTTTGGTAGGGATTAAGGTCGACCTTAACAAGGTTGTTATATGCATTATCTACTTCCTCAATATCTTTCATAAGCCTTTGTTGAGCCTGTTCTTGGTCCATTGGCTTACTATCTTGTGTTATTCCTCCGGTAGTTCCGTATCCTTGAGTCCATATTCCCGTAGGATCTTTATAAGGGTCTGGTTTAAATCCTTCTATATCATCTTGCATTATAAACTGAGAAAGAATGTTTTTATAATCTATAGGACCACCTTCGTTTTGAAACAAAGAAAAATCCCAAGTATTTTCTCTACGTGAACTTGTCTTTTTAGGTTCTTCGTAATACCCTCTAAAAGTGTTACCAGCCCATTGACCCCAACGGCCATCTGGCATTTTACGAAGCGTTATTCCAGGCGCAGGAGATTGTGGCATAGTAGCTTTATCGTATAACTCTCCAATACTGTTACCAATATCAGACAAAAGACCACCATCAGCTTTATACTCTGGAATACTTCCACCTTGCATACGTTGAACCTCTTTGCCGGCGTTATTCATAGCCTCTATTTGTGGCTCAAACATGCGCACAGACTCTGCGTTCATAACGTATTCTCCAGGAGTAAGCCAAGCAGGCACTGTGTCGGTACCTTTTGGATCTCCAGGATGATCGTACATAGGAATAGCTTGCATAGACGGAATAGAGTTATCTTCAAAAAATTCTAAAGAAACGGAGTTACCAAAACGATCCTTTTGCGTATATGCTTTTAGTTTCATTTTACTACTCCTTATTACTTAATGGACCACCATATTTAATTTTAGCTGACTCTTGTACTAAGCCACCACTCTCATATTGTTGAGCTAATTGAACAGTTAATGGCATCATGCCTGCTGCTTTACCTGCTTTCATGGCTCTGCCAAGCATTCCTCCAGGAAGTCCTCCAGTTGATTGGTTTCCTTGAGCTGTTACAGCTTTTTCCATCATTTGCGCGCCAGCTCCTTTCATAAGTCCACCCATAAAATTATAGGACGGAGACAAAGGACCGACCATACCGCCTTCGTTAAATAATCCAAACGCTTTACCGGCTAATAGGCCAGCTCCGATCCACGGCATAGCAGTGCCTAATGCGGCCATAGCTCCGCCACCTGCAAGACCTGCGCCAGCAGCGCCTGTTGCGGCACCCGCAGCGCCTGTTGCGGCGCCTGTTGCAGCGCCTGTTCCTGCTAGCTGAGCCGCAGTAGTTCCTGCTAGCTGAGTTCCTGTCATACCCGCTGCGTTAGCAACAGCAGGGGCAGCTGAAGAACCTGATCCTAATATAGCTTGTGCTGCACCTGGACTAACACCCATTGTAGCTGCAGGAGCCATTGGCGCAGAAGCCATTGGTGCGGCCGACTGTAGCGCAGTCATTTGAGTAGCTGAAGGAGTTGCTAAAGGACCTGGAGTACCAAAACCTAAGGCTTGCTTTCCATAATCAATTGCTTTACCACCGTACTCAGTAACAAGCTCTTCTCCTTTGTTGAGGCCTCTTTCCATACCACGCTGCATAGCCATGTTTCCAAACTGTTCCATTGCTCCAGGAGTTCTTTGCTGTGGAGTTGCTTGAGTTGCAGGAGCGGCCGCCTGTCTAAAGGGACGTTTATTTTCTTCGTCTTGTGGACGTGCTAAAGTAATCATTTACCACCTCCTCCGCCAGTTTGAGTTTGCGTTGTAGATTGTGGAGCACCAGCAAGGTATCCAAAGTAGCGACTAGCCGACGTATGAGGCGCATCAAGACGCTGTTGTTCATAAGCCTGTCGAGTACTACCTGCTTCTCCTAGTTGAGACATACCATACTGCTGTATTCTACGTTGTTCTTCCAAGTTTTGAGATGAACGATCGGCCAACGCTGATTGCATTCCACGCTGGGCTCTTGCTCCGCCTAAGCCTCCACTCATATATTGTTGCATAGCTTGGCTGCCAGCAAGATTTTGTAAGTCTCTTTCTTGAGCGCCACGTACGTCATAGATACCACGACCCGCTAGTGCGTCACGGCCCAGGCCTTCTTGTGCGTTAATAGCGTCAATTTGCGCTTGGTCAAGCTTAGCTACAATTGCGTCTGGCCCTCCAGCTACTTCAGCTTCGTAACGATCAGTAACGTCTGAAAGAACTCGTTTTAGATAAGGCTTAAATTCCTTATCAATACCGGAAACAGTGGTAGTAGTAGTACCACCACCACCGCCTCCTCCTTTGCGGGCAATGGAACTTCCAAACGGATCTCCTCCCGCCATCATTTTAATTAAAAGCATTTAATTCTCCTGTATAACGCCTCTTACCGAAACGTGTAATGCCGCGTTATAGCGGTGTTGCAAGAAACGACCATAGTCCATAGCTTCTTGCTCACTACGAACAGAGTCGGCACGCCAATGTTTACCACCATGCTCTTTAACATGAGCAATCATAGCGTCAAACAAGCGATAGACAGTAAACGTATTATTATAGTCATGATCTACAATACAATCTTTTACGTCCATCACCCACTCTTTTGTATAATAACTGCTAAATGTAGAAGCAGAAAGAAAGCCTCTAAGTTTTCCGTCATTAGCATAGTCACCAATAACTAAAACATGAGGACTTCCTTCCTTTTGCTTTTCAACAAGCGACAAAAAATACTGTATCCAAATAGTTTCGTTACGATCGTATCCAAGATACTTATGATCTTTTGTCGACTTGTCCATAAGCTTAATTGCTTCTAATACATCATTGTCCTCTATTTTACGTATCATCAATATAGTTCCTTTACTCTATCTTGCAAGTCGGCTAAGCTAGTCGCCTTTTTAATAGCGTCTAGCAAATTAGCCATTTTATCATCTTGAAGATTAATGTTATCAGTCGCTTCAAATAACCATGTAGCCATAGTATTATCTTCAACCATAGGAGGTTTATTTTGCATTAACGAGATCCTCCTTTATTAATCTCCATTTGTAAACTTGACAAGCTCCAAGCGTAACTAGTAGTTGCGACTGTAGGATCTTGATCTGCATCGTCAATTCTATAGTTTAAGAATCGACCAGTAATCTTAGTATCAATCTTGTAGTCTTGCGTTATAGTGTAGTCATTTGTAAGACTCGCAGTAGCTAAAAGATTTGCTTTATCACCAGTATAGTTTGTTGGCGACACTCTCATATGCAGCGTTGGATAATACAAAGGACCATTAAGTTCGGTTGCTGTACCGCCGGTAGCTTGCAAAGCTGTAGTAACTATTTGTTCTGTATCTAAATGTGGAGAAATACCAAGTTCTCTACGTTCAACAAAAGAAATATACTCATCACCTGCAATATTATTAGTGGGATCAGCGTTAAATTTGTATCCTATATCTGCAGCAACTATTTTACTATCCGAAGTATTAGCGTTACTTGTTTGTATAAAGATCGGATATATACTACCGCTTTTTACTTGGTCATTAGCCCAAGGCCTGTCCGGATCAAACCTTCCAAACGAACTTATTGTACTACCTAATGTAGAAAGTACTTCCGTTTGTATAGGAACCGTTAAAGACTGAGGAGCTAAAGTTCCTCCGTAAGTAAGTGTTGCACTTTGAATATATAGACCCGTAGTACTGTACTGAATAGGCGAAATACGCAAGCTATTGCCTGTTCTTTCTACATTCAAAGTTCTACCACCAATTGCTTTAATGCCAGACTCTAGCTTATCTACCATTTCAACGTTAGTATAAGTTGTAGTACTTTGACCACCCGAATACAAATTAGCATTATAAGGAGTACTTATAGCTAACGCTCCATTATATCCTCCTCCAAATACATAGTCTTGAAACGTATTATCAGAGTACAAAATACGAAATACTGTTGGTTGAGAATATCTAACAGGTATTCCTGATGTTGTTTCAACAGCGGTAGTGTCTTGCAACGGATCAGATGGAACAGCAAATAAACCGCCATCATCATCTGCAGTCATTTCCCATAAGAAGTTTTGAACCGTTCCTGTACCAGCGCCATCGTCTAATCTATTTACAGACCAATTATCTGCGGTTGTAAAGGTAACATCAGCACCATAACCACCTATTACCCAACCAGAAATATTAGTACTTCTAATCAAGTCGCCTATTTGACTAGAATTTAACTCTACCCCAGTAGAGGTTTGGTTGTTATAGTTTCCTGCAACTCTAACAGTAACGTTTTGTGCGGGAAGAAACTCACTAGCTGGTAAAGTTAAGGTCATAGTTCCTTGACCTGCGCTAGGGTCTACACCTGCTACAGTTTCTGTAAATTGTCCAGCAAGAGTAGCTGGCATAACATTATCAGGATCTGAAATAACTCCAATAGTTATTAAGTTTGTATTTGCTTCACCTATTTCTCGTGTTGCAGTAACTGTATACGGTGAAGTATTAGAATACTGTCCCCTAAATGTTGGTGTATTATCTAAAACTTGCGCCACCTTTTCAGCCAATAATTCTTGAGTCCAGTTTTGGCCAAACAAAACAAAATCAAGATACGTATTATCATATAACATTCTAATAGTTGGAGCTCTAGTTCCTGTAGCTGTTGAGCCATCTATGTTAACGATTTGCGTAATTTGCATTTGACCGCCAAATTGAGTACTTAAATATTCTGTACTAGCCGTTTTAGTTATTGCAGAAACAACTAACAATGACGCATCAATATCTTCATTACTTATCGAGAAAATGTTTACTGCATTACTACCAACCCTAAGTAAAGAGTCTGCGTTAGCTTCAACATAATAATAAGCTCCAGTTGGTTGCGTTTGATTTGGAATTCTAGGATCTAAACCAGAAAACTCAGTTATTTGTTTTAACGCAGCAACCAGATTTAAAGATATATCTTCGCTACTTGTTTCATTAGCAGGTAAAGTAACATCTATTGTAAAGCCGTTAGGCACATATGATGAAGCAGTTTGAGCAAACCTAATTGTTATTGATGGGCTATCATTAGCTGATATTCCATAAACGCCATTACCTTGCGTAGAAGTATATTCATCTGTTCCTAAAGCAGTATCTCCTCCTGTGTTAGTGAGGTACGTACCATTAATCGTCCACCCTGAGAGGCTGCTACCCCAAGGACCGTGAGTTTCTCCAATTTGAAAATCAGCGTCTGAAAAGTTAAAAGTATTACCGCCCACATTAATCGATGAAATTGTAGCCGGAGCATTACCGTTATTCGTAAAAGTTAATGATCCGGGTGGTTGCTGTTGAGGATGATAAGAGTAAGTTACATCTATTCCTGTTCCGCCAGCGTTTGGGAAGTATCCACTGCTGCCTCCACTAAGACTGAAAGATGAGTATTGTGTTCCTAACACTTCAGCTGTCCATGATAGATCTGAATAAGCCCCTAATATAGAAACTGTAGTAGAACTACCTGTAGCTAAGTAGTTTACAGTTTGATCAGGAACCGCGTTTAAAGTAAGATTATATAGATCTTGCTGCAAAAAATGATTTCCAATTGTTCTATTATTAGTAATAGTATAATCGGTAGTTACACCATCTTGCCAAAGCCATACGGCTCCTGGCGGAATAGCATTCCATGTACAACAGGATGGAGAATCTGAGTGAGCTTGTGTACCATCACCAAAACCACCATATTCAGGCTTCCAATTAAGAGAACCAGGAGACCAACGACCAGCGTATGTTCTTCCGTCTAAGCCAGTATTATTAGTAGTAATTGGATCAAGTGTAAGTGTTCTTGTTAGTCCTGTAGTATTTTGATACCAAGCAAAAACACCACGACCACCGTTTCTAGAGCCACCACGATTACCTTCTCCAGGGTTTACTGAACCTGTTGAGTTCTCGCCTCTATAAGTCCAATAATTAGTTATACCACTAGGCGCAGAACTGGGCGTAGCTGAGCCTCCATAGCCAACGGAACCGTTATCTGCACCTCCACCGCCTTTTGCTTCAATAGTTGCTAATATAACGTTGTTTCGTTTCCACACTATCTTAGATGCGCGTCCACTATAACCAGCACCACCGTAACTATCTCGTGGTCCTGAAGCACCTGCTGTTACGTCAATCGTATCTCCTGCTTGTGCAGCAATTGTACCACCTGCAGCTCCACCAGCTCCACCACCATAGTTATGGTCAGCACCACCGCCACCAGCTCCTGTTAAAATAAAGTACAAGTCGCCAGTTCTAGCTACTGTATAAGTAGTAGTAAAGTTGCTTGGGTAACTACCACCTGCTCCTGCAGTTGTCCAACCTCCAATAAACATTTGTAATTCGCTAATAGCGTCTCTTACTGTTTCATGACCGCTTGAATCGCTAGTAGCTGTGCTACCAAAATTGTTCCAAGTATAATCTTCGTCAAAGAAAGGAATAGATAAGTTTGGATCACCAGTTCCAGGAGTGGTCGTACTAGTTGCTTTGTAAGTTGCTTGAGTAGGCCACAAATAGCCTAGCGTAGTAGCTGCCGTTTGAGTAAAGCTAACATCAACTTCTTGATCTGTGCCATTACCAGAAGTACCGACAGTTGTACCAGTGTAAACGTCTGCAGTAACATTTGTAATGCTTCGCTGTCCTGGGACGTTAGAAGTTATTTCTAAAAGATGAATATCATCGCCGTTAGAGTCTTGTCCGTAAATTACGCGACTTGCTGTAACGTCTCCTAATGCGTGTGAACCATCAAGATCGTTTATATAACTTGCAAGGTCTGTAAGAAACGTATCAACGGTTCTAGTCACTCCATCGTTAGTATTATATATGTCCGATCCATTAATTCTGATAGGAACATTACTAGCACCTCCGCCGTTTTGAAGAGTAAACTCTATTACTAAGCCTCCTCCTACAGCTGCATTTCTTGTAAACACAACATCATTTACATTTCCTGCATCGCTTGAAGCTATGACTCTTCCAGCCTGACCAAAGTAAATTCTAGACTTAGCATAAGTAATATTTGGTCCTGTATCTCCAATAAACGTATATTCCATTTCTTCTGGAGATTCAGTACTAAACGCTGTAAACGTAGGTATGTCAAATTCTTGTTGTTGCTTAACACCATCGTGATCTGCCATCATTTTACCAGAGATAGTCATAGTTTGAACTTCTTGACGACCTGTGTTTATAGCTGTATCGTTTCCTGAAGAACCAGAAATAAGATCTATAGTTGTAAGAGGTATTCCTCCACCACGAATAGGAGACATATCTCCAGCAATAACTTCGTTAAGATCTCTTTTTGTCCAGTTATTCTGGCGATAGTTCCAAATCAAAGCTTCATCGCATTCGCCAGTTATTGAGTTCAAGGTTGGATAACAAATCCAAATCTCATCTTGAGCCTTGTTTAAAAGAGTAAACAACTTTGTTTCATGCAGCGGGTTTAGGTTTTTATAAAAGTAATTTCTAACTCTGTTTGCTGCTACTGATTGAATATTTGCTGGATGTCCAGGAAAAGCGTATATATCATTACTACCTACAACTAGATGTTTACCGTCGTATTCAACAACAGCACCTGTAGTAATACAACCGTAGCTTTCTGTAACTTGAGTAAACCTAACAGGTAGCAGAGGATTATTAGTTAAAGACATGGAATGAATTGAACTATTTGTGTAAATGTACAAGCTACCTTGAATAGATTTCATTTCTTGAATTACGTTAGTATCAGACAAAGTAAACTCATCGGCAGTACTTGCTCCTGCAGCAAACGGGTTCCAGTTATTAGGAATAGCGCCTGTTACAGCAATGTCAGAAGTTCTTACAACACCTGATAATCTTCTAATAACGTCTCCAGAAACAGAGTCTATTTCAACTAAATCTCCGGCTACTAACAAGTTTCCAAAAGATCGTAACACTCCTGCTCTTACTTGAACTACGTTTCTAGAAATAATCTTAATACTTAATGGATCGTCTTGTACAAGCGAATCGATTGCAACAACAGTCGTATCTGAGGCTGCATCATTATATATCTCAAATTGATTTGAAGACATAGAGATTCCAGAAGCAGGCAAAGTACCCGGAACAAAGTCAGTACCGTTAGGAGTACCTGATCCGCTTGGCGTTCCTGTAACTACTGAATAGCTTGTTCCGTTAACGTCTACCTCAATATAATAATTAGCGAAATCTACTTTTTGACCTAAGTTAAACGTGACTCCCTGGTGAGTATCATAAATAATATTGATTGCTTCAATATCAATATTGTAAGAGTCCCAACCAGGCAACTCAGCAAACACAGGCACGTCATTCAAGACTGTATTGTTGATTGTATCTAAAATGTAATGAGGTCTATCAATACCGTTATTAATAATGATAGCAAATCCACCTGTAAAAGACGTATGGTGCCAAGACCCACGTGGACTAAACCCTTTATAGCCATCATCGTTGACTAAGGTTGGTGGAGTAACGTCTTTAAAATTACCTTCTTCGTCTTGCAAATAAACCCTATCAGCTATATGAACACCGTTACTGTTGTATACAGCCATAATAAAGATATAATAAGCAGAAAGCTCACCAAGATTCGGATTAGGCCAATACGCAAGGTATCTTGCAGGGCCAAAGGTCGTTCCAAACGCCGCGTATTCTGTTACAAGAACTGAGTCTTGGTCAGGAATAGCGTTCAATATAACTTCGCCAGTCATCTTAGACGCAGCGCTATCTCTAAATCTTACGTTACGAGCATCGCTGAACGCGTTAGGAGCAAGACCCGAAGGTGGAGCGTCTAATATTACACCAGCTGCGTCGAGCTGATTTATAGACACAAGTTCGTTAGCCATCATAAGCCTCCCATTTTCCGTCAGGACAACGTACTTGCTGCAGCTTTACTTTTAAAGACACAAAGCAGCCGCAGCGTTTACATTGGTTTGTTAGTTTAATATACTTGTCACATGACTTGCATATGTTAAATCTGTAATTCTCTATTTCTGGTGGAACAGTAGGAAGGTCTATTTTCATGCGCACTCTTTATGGCCAGTTGTCGGGTCGATAAAGCAAGCCTCTGCCTTTCCCGTTTCTTCAGCCATTTCCGCAGTCTCGCCAGTACTCGTCTCTTCCTCTTCCACGGCTTGCATGATGCCAAACCTTTTTCCACCAAGTCTGAACGTCGTACATCCTTTCGCCCCGCCTTTCCAGGCATCCAAGTAAACCTGTTTAAACTCTTCATACGATACGTCTTCTCCTACATTGCAAGTCTTTGAACAAGCAGAATCAATGTAGTGTTGAGCTAAAAGCAAAACAGCTAAATGATCCTGAACTGAAATGTCATTTGCTGTTCTTCCTTTTATACCTCTAGCATACGCATAATCCTCCACTCTTTCTACAATAGGACCTTCAAATGTTTGAATTGTTCTATCATAATAGTGACTAAACACAGGTTCGATACCACCACTCACGTTATCAGCTACGATACTAATAGTACCAGTAGGTGCAATACTAGTTAGGTGGCTGTTGCGTATACCATATTCACGTATCTCCTTTTTAATAGATGCGGGTAAAGTACGAATAAAGTTAGACTTTAAATATTCTTCTCTGTATAGTGGGAATGGACCTTTTTCCTTAGCGAGTCTTGCTGAAGCTCTATAGCAGCTATCTCTGAGAGAAACAAAGACGGACTCTGCCCATTCCATAAATTCTTCTGAAGCATACTCGTATCCCAATAACTCGCCAGCATTGGCAAGCCCTGTAACTCCAAGTCCCATACGGCGTTTGTTCTTTGCTTCGTCTGATTGTTCTTTAAGCGGGTAAATCGTACGGTCAATAACGTTGTCCATTGCTCGTACAACTTCCGCAATATCTTTCTTAAATTTATTAAAGTCAAATGTAGAGTCTCCTACATACTTTGTTAAATTAAAACTTCCTAATAAACACGCTCCATACGGAGGCAAAGGTTGCTCACCACAAGGGTTGGTTGCAGATATAGTTTCACAATAGTGAAGGTTATTCATCTCCGCAATGCGGTCAATAAACAACACACCAGGTTCCGCCCAATCCCAAGTCGACGACATGATTTCTTCCCACAATGTTTTTGCAGAAATGATCTTGTGTTCGATACCATTGAAGCGCAATGTAAAAGAGTCGTCGCCATCATTTGTTAAGGCCTCCATAAACTCATCTGTTATACCTACACTAACATTAAAACCAGTAAGCTTGTCAGAATTACGTTTAGCAGCAACGAACTCCTCAATATCCGGATGGTCAACCCTAAGAACGCCCATCTGTGCACCTCGCCGATGTCCCGAACTCGCGATGGTTTGGCATACAGCATCAAATATGCCCATAAAACTAACCGGCCCCGACGACTGGCTATCAAGTGATTTAATCCTGTCACCACGTGGGCGGATTTTAGAGAAGTCATAACCGATACCACCTCCTCTACGCATAGTCTCAGCTGCTTCACTGGCTTTCTCCATTATACTATTCATACTGTCTTCAATTTCACCAGATACAAAACAGTTATAGGCAGTAGTGATACGATTAGATCCAATAGCGGCTTGAACTCTACCAGCAGGTAAAAATCTCATGTTGCCAAGAATATCTTCTAATTGGTATCTATGTTCTTCACCATCACTTAAGGCTTTTGCAATGCGCTTAATCTTTTCATCAAACGTTTCGTTTTCTTGCCTATACTTCATCTTATCTATTTCTTGGGAGAGTGAGGTCTCCGGGCCTATGTATTCTATGTTGTGCATTTTAGCCTCTTCCTATTATAGTTTCGATCTGTAATAGGGGACACGAGACTAAATTGATTTCATTCTTTGGACAAGCCTCTCGGCTCTATTAGGAACTTGCCGATACCACTTACTATCTACCATTTCATCTGCTGCGGTGTTCCAATCACGGGCGTCTACACCACGTTTCATTCCTTTAAATTTAGATAGTCGTGGGTATCCAAGATTGAAGCACATATTTGCGATAATGAGCTGGGCTTCCTCTGGCAATTCATAAAAATCGGGATAGAGTTTTTCGCAGTCGTCAATTGTGATTTGTATATCCTGTTCGAACGCTTCAGCCACTCGATCGTCTGAGACAAATGTACCAACTGGCTCTCCAAACTCCGGATCTTCTTCCCGTACGAGATGGCCGATGCCAAAAGTAGGAAGGCCAAGATGATCGAGATAAATTTCATGTTTGACTCCTTCGTCAAGTTCAAGATCTGCTCTTAATTTATCTACATTCATTACTTAGTAATTCCTTTAAACTTCTCAAAACTTCTCATGCCACCGAGTCCTAACATACCTAATAGCACAGTCATTAAGGTA